GTATTAGAAATAAATAAAGATGGATTTATAATTCAGGGTAATCTTAAATGTGACGAAAGTCTTAATTGGGGGCTTGCTAAAGATGACATTAGTCCGCAGGATATTTTCGAGATGACTAAACAAGGCCCGCAAGAAAAAGGTATTATTGCAAAATATTGTATTCAGGATTGTAACCTGGTTCATCATTTGTTTCAAAAAATTGACGTTCTCACAACATTTGTTGAAATGAGTAAATTGTGTAGTATACCGATTACATTCTTGATGACACGAGGTCAAGGTATTAAACTAACAAGTTATATGGCAAAAAAATGTAGAGAGAAGGATGTATTAATGCCACTTATATCAAAGGGTGATGAAAATGAAGGATATGCTGGCGCTGTTGTATTAGAACCGAAATGTAATATATATTTGAAAGACCCCGTTGCATGCGTTGATTATGGGTCACTATATCCGTCTGCTATCATTAGTGAAAATTTATGTATGAGTAGTAAAGTGTCATCCATTGAATATGATTTAAAAGGTAACATTAAAAAGATTACCGGCCATCGTAATAAAGATGGCACTTTTAAATATGATAATTTGCCAAATTATTTATATGTAGAAAAACGGTTTGATACATTTACTTCAGAAGGAAATAATAAAGTAGTTAATGGTTATAAAATAACTAGATGGGCGCAATATCCGGATAATCAAAAAGCCATTTTGCCTGCGATTCTTCAGGAACTTCTCGCAGCTCGTAAATCTACAAAAAAACAAATGGAAAAAGAGCAGGACCCATTTAAAAAAAACGTCCTTGATAAGCGACAACTTAGCATTAAGGTTACTGCGAATAGTTTATACGGACAAGCAGGTTCCAAAACGAGCACCTTTTATGATATGGATGTTGCAGCGGCAACGACCGCGACAGGACGCATTATGCTTATATATGCGAAAGAAGTAATCGAACAAGTTTATAAAAATAAAACAGTAGAAACTAAATATGGAGAGATGCTTACGAATGCGGAATATATTTATGGAGATACTGATTCGGTATTCTTCACATTTAATTTGACGCAAAACGGTCAAAAGATTGACCCACAAAAGGCATTAGAAATTACGATTGAGATGGCGAAGGAAGCGGGACAATTAGCAACTAAATTTCTGAAACAACCGCACGACTTGGAATATGAAAAAACATTTATGCCCTTTTGTCTATTATCAAAAAAAAGATATGTCGGGATGTTATATGAAGATGACCCGCATAAATGTAAAAGAAAATCGATGGGAATTGTGTTAAAACGGCGAGATAATGCGCCAATAGTAAAAGATGTTTATGGTGGCATTATTGATATTTTGATGAAGGATAAAGACATTGTAAAATCCATAAAGTTTTTAAGGGATAGTTTGGACCAAATTGTTAATGAAAATGTGCCCGTTGAAAAATTAATTATAAGTAAATCAATCCGCTCCTTTTATAAAAATCCAAAACAAATCGCGCATAATGTATTAGCGGAAAGAATTGGAATCAGAGACCCTGGAAATAAACCTGCATCAGGGGACCGTATACCATATGTTTATATACAAACAAATGGTAAAAAATTACAAGGTGAAAAAATAGAAACTCCGCAATATATTCACGATAATAAATTAAAAATAGATTATGGATATTATATTTCAAATCAAATTATGAATCCAATCCTTCAAATATACTCTCTCGTCTTATATGATATGGTTGAATTTAAAAGAAGAAATGGGAGTTTTATACAGGAACTTAAAACATATAAGGATACATTGGAAGAATCCAAATATATTAAAAAGGAACAAGATTTAAAGGATAAATAATCGCTGCTTGCGGGCATAGATGTTGTGCTAATCATTTTTAATGATGGACCAGCAGCGAATAAGGATTGAACTTCATCATAACCAATAGCATACCCATAATATCGGAGTGATGATATAAACCCTGTCATTCCAGCATCTTCGCCTATATATGTATCATAATAATTTTGTCGTGGTAAATTTATTAAATTTTTTCTTTGTTTTAATAATCCATTAATATATATATCAACTGATTTGCCCTGAACTCTTATAGTGCAGCATATCCATTTTTGAACGGGTATGTTTGGTATTATTATTTGTTCAATCATTGAATTTTGACTAATATCAAATGTATTCATAACTAACGTTAAATGTAATGAATTATTCAAATTATTATCAATATTTGATACAAATAATCCCGGAGATACATTTAAAAACTCATTTTCACTAGTAGGACTAGTATAGGATAAATTTTCTTGGCTTACTAACCCCTTTGAAAATATCCTATTATTAGTAATACCCGTTATTCCTGCTTTATTCATTAAAAACCAAACATTCCAACTAAATTCTAATCCTTGATTTTTATCAACTGACCTATAAATAGGAACTGAACCTTCAATATTTGGATTGGATGATATTACTGTAAGCTCATCGCTCGCTACCATACCATTAATAATATATGGATTATAATTGGCTCCAAATAGGCCTTGTAAAAATCCCATACCAATCTGCCATATTATTATAAATAATAATAAACAAAGAAAAAATCCTACAAACTTACTTATTGCTGAATTTGCCGTTAAAAACTCTTGTGTCATCGCAGTCCATTTTGTTATTGGGCCTGCAATTTGGTCTGAACCTGTTACATTTGATGCTTTTTTTTGAACCGACCCGGCGGTTTCTTTTGCGGCATTTTTAATTTTATTTCCAGTTTCTTTAATGCCCTGCGCGATTTCTTTTGTTTTTTCTATTGCTGCACCTGCGATATTTTTAGCTTGCGATGATAATGTTTTATTTTGTGAATCCGTATTTTTTAATTTATTCATATTCATTTATATAAATAAAATATTTTAAATTACATTAAGTAAAACTTTGCCTTTTCATTTTGATTCTCATAAAATATAAATGCTGCGTTATATTGATTCAAGAAATTACCCAATAAATTATTGCTAAATCCGCCCGAATATATAGTCCATACTTCTTGTGGACTTAAAAACCGCGAATAATACCGCGTATTTGATAAATAACCCGTAAATCCAGAGCCAAAATTAAATGCTGGTAAACTAACAGCGCTAGTAACATTCGGCGGTTTATATTGTGGATTAGAGGATATAGTTGTATTTACCAACTTGCCACTAACATATGTATCTATTTTATTGTCACCAAAACATACTACTAAATTTACCCATTTTTGAATACTTATATCAGGTATTGTGATTTCGGGGTCTGATACGTATTCAGATGCATGAGTGCTTGATTTTGGCACAGTTATATATTTAATTTTAACTTGATTCTTATATGAATCTAAATAAATATTTGGAGTTGTGCCTTTATCAGTAACTCTATTGCATATATTTTTGGTTTGTCCTAATTTATCATTCCAGTCATTAATATACATCCATATTGATATAGAATACGAATAGGATGGAGTATAGGATGTTATTTGTGTAGCAATATTAGCGTCTTTTGGAGAATCAGACCCTTCGCTATATGATTTAAACATTGATAAATTCATAAATATAACTATAAATACTATCAATATTGCGATAATCATTACAATCTTAGCGCGTCCTTCAATTTGATTTGTAAATATAAGATACGCTCCGATTATACCAAATAAAATAAATATAATTGTAGTAAAAGAAGAGAAATCCATTATATTATTAAAATATTAAAATGAGGGTTTATTTATATATTTATTGCTAATATCCTTTATAGATAGAGGCGCTTCATAATAATATACATATGCAATGCCGCCTATATCATTATTGTCTGGTGAACCGACTTGTAATAATTCATTAGTTGGTATAGAATAACTAATAGCATTTTTATAATTTCCTACTAAATTACTATTAATAAATAAATCTACTTCTCCGTAATTATTATTAATTACAACGTGATTCCATCTTTGATATAATATTTCGCTCGACCTATATAATACAACTGGAGTATTATTGGGTTGATTAATTATTTCTAAGGTTAGCTCATTTGTGGCGTGATTAAAATACATAGATGGGCGATTTCCATATTGTATAATAGTGTCTCGACCACTCATTGTTGGAGTTGGATTTAAATAAATCCAAAATGATAAACTATAATTATAATTATTATTACTTAAATCTTTTACAAAATTTTTTGAAAAGTTTGAATTATTCATTGTTGCTAAATATAACATTGTTTTTTCATATAATGACATTAATGTTTTTTGTTTTTCTACAATATCATTTATATATGTGCCGATATCGCCATCGCTTGCATCTTTATTTTTAATAATTTTATCAATTGCTGGGTTGGACCACATGGCCTGTTGTAAAATATATTTATCATAATCATCTATAGTAAAATGAATTGGAAACGTTTCATCGGTCATAACAGTAGTAAACCCATCTACTTGTTTATATATTGCACTTGTTATTCTGTCGGCATATGCGGGTATTACGCTCGCAGATACATCCGTGTTAAATGATAAATCATAGGTTACTGTTTTTTCTTCTTGTAATTTATAGAGTGCTCTCTCGTAGAATGGTTTTGTATTTACTATTAGTTTATTTATTTCTTCTTTAGATAAAGGTTCTGTATATGCGTTTAAATAAATAGGTTTATCAACAATAACAATATCGCTTGTATTATTTTTAAATTTTAAATAATAAGTGCCTGCGTATATAAGAGATACAAGTATTAAAATAATAAATAATATAAATACCGTTGTTGGAGTATTTTTATAATCTTCTTTTATATAATCGATAGAATCGCTAATCAAACATGGTATATAAAAAATTAAATTTTTAATATATTCTAAAATAGGCGTTTCAAATTTGCTTACATACATTCCTGTATATGAATTAATTATCGCCAATGCAATCACCATCAATATAAGTGTGAATGTAGTTGAAATATTAATACTTGCTAAAAATATACTAATGATTAAATTATATATGATGTAAAATGCGATAAATAATGAAAAAACGAGTAATAACAATTTAAAATAATTACTTGTATAGGATGTGATTTCAAATTGTAAATTATAATACTTTGTATCATTAAACTTTCGAAATGTAAAAAATAAAATATATGAAAATAATATAATATAAATAAAAATCATTGGAATATTTGCATAATCTAAAATCTTATATGGATTAAAAAAAAAGATAATATATCCTATAATAATCATAAAGACGATTAAAAATATTAAAAAGGATGGTAATAATACATCTGTTTGTTTAGTATATTCATTAAAATCCCTCAATCCATCTCCTATTAATTTAGGATAATCACTCCACTTTGTTGCTTTAAATATATCATCTATAAATTTTCCAAATTTAGTTGGTTCTGGCATATTATTTATTTATATTAAATATTTTCTAATGAAGTTTTTTTACCGTGACAGTTTCTACATAATGCTATTAAATTAGAAATATCATTACTTCCGCCTTGGTCCAATCTTATTGTGTGGTCGACCTCGAACCATGCAGTTAATTTCTCTTTACAATCGCCGCATTTCCAATTTTGATTTGATGCAACAAACTTTTTTTTTGTTTCACTTACGCTTCTTTTATGAGTTCTACTGTTTTGAGTTAGCCGGTCACTTCCTCTCTCTTCATTAGATAATAATGGCGAAATCATATCCTTTGTCCCTTTGTCTATCGGCATAACATTTATGCATTGATTTAATGCCTTTACTGTATTAACTCCCTGCATTGGATTTTTTTGAACTACTATATAAAAACCTAAACCGGCTACTAAAATGCCCGCTACTTTATAATATTTTTTATAGGAACTGAAAGATTTTAAAAAGAAATTATCATAATATGTATTATATGCCAATAATCCAGTAATTATTAAAATAATAAAAGATATACTCATCTATATATATAATAAATAATTATAATAAGAATAATAATAATAAATATGATATGTTTTATCCATTTCTTATATATCCT